TTGCCTACCCCCTTCAACATTTTTTAAATATTTGTGGTTGCGTAACATAAAATCAATCCAAGGGCGATCATTTTCAGATTTAACTGTAGCAACTTTTCTTTTATCTATTTCCCAAGGGTCTTCTTCAATTGGGTCTGGCTTATATTCTTCTACAGGATCAGGAACGACATTATCTTCATACCAATCCACATTTGCACCAGCCTTTACTTCACTTACTGTCCATTGTTTACCCATTTCTTTTTTCTTTCATAACAGCGTTATAATTATCCTTGAGTTTCAGGAGGGTTTCCAGTAAACCCAGCTTCCCCTGCAGGTGGAACATTTCCTGTTCCGATGTTGCCCCCACCAACGCCTGAACTGTCAATCGGTGGAGACTGTTGAGGTACTCCTCCACTCCCTGCCATATCTGGGGGTTGTTGACCAGTTGGCTGACCATCTGTGCCTGTTCCTTGTTGAGCATTTTGTAATCCCTGTAATAGTTTAGCATAAATTTGTGCATCATTCATATCATTAACTAAGCTATCAGGATCTATATCTTGAGAAATAGCTAATTCACGCATTAAATTTGGTATTTTAATAAATGGTGCTAACATTGGGTTAGATACTGTTTGTAACAACGTCATTAACCTTTGACTTCTTACTTCTTTTTGCATTACTGCAGCAGTACCTCTAGGTTTAATTTCTAAATCACCTACGGTATCAGGTGCTTCTTTGTTAAATTGCATATTCCATTGAAAATATGCTTCCCCCATAGGTTTTAACAAATAATCATCTATATTTTTCACAACTGTCTTTAGGGACAATGATGCACCCCCTAGTAGCATAGAAAGTCCAGATGCTGTTCTACCAGTTCCTGATACACCTGTCTGTCCATGCATAATTGATGGCAAACCTGTTTCTTCATCTGCTAACTGTCTACTTATTTGGTACATTTGTAAGTTTTCACCTGCTGTATTAGGAAACTTTAATCCATTAATAGCTGTTCCTGTTACACCAGATTGTCTTCTAAATATTTTGCCCGGAAATATATCCATATTTTGTCCGGGAACTAAACTTGCTTCATCTACATCAAATACTAAATTACCTGCTAACGCTAAATTGTCAATAGCCATTCTAACGTGACCATTCATTAACATTTGTGCGTCTTCCATATTTTCTGCTACACCCACACCCCATAGTTGATAAGGGTTAACTTCATACGGAAAAACTTGATAAGGTATTCTTGCAGGAGTAAATGGATTTACAACACAACGTAATACACAATCACCAGTTATCCAAGCGTTTATCTGTACCTGATCAAACTCTGACATTTCATTAGCTACATCAAGACCTACTTCTCTAGCAAATTTAACATCTAAAACACCCCAATACTCTAATACTTCATATCTGTTTTCTGCAGTGTTGGGTTGAGTTTCGTCATCACGAATAGTATCTTCATAATATTTATCTTCGTAGTTAGGTCCTTTAGCTAATGCCATTTCAACTTGATCAGCATTAAAATGTGGTCGTTTAATTAATGCCCTTAATTGTTGTCGGTTTAACCTGTGACGTTGGATTACATATTCACAATCTTCAATAGATGTAGCTGAAGGATCAGGATGAAAATCCCAACAAGATACATGCTCTAAACGTGGTACTGTTTTTTCATATGGAGAATATTCTTTTTCTCCTGTTAGTGGATTGTTTTCCCACGTGTGTACTCGTTTATAAAAATTTAAAGGACCTTTAACCACACCAGTTCCTAGAAGCGATGATTCAAATATAGCATTTCTTAAAACGCTTGTAGCATTAGTATCAAGTAATTGATCGTGTACAAGCTTTTCTAATTTTAATGCAGCTTCTTGAGCAGGAGATATTTGTGGTTCTCCTATTCTTGCTGGTCCTTCGTTAAGTTCTGCCCCTTTGTACTCACCTGCTAACCCACCAAGAAAATCTAAATTTGCTGGTTCGGCTTGTGTTGCACCCGGCAACAACTCTCTACCATCTCCCTCAAAACCAAATGGGTCAGTTAACACATCATCTAATGGTGTTTTTTGATGTGCAAATTCTGCTATTCCTTCTGGTACAGGTGTTGATTCTATTACTATAGGAAATTTTTTATTACTAAATAGTATGTCTGAAATTTGACCATAAGCTGCAAGAACTTTAGTCTTGGTTATTTTTATAAAAACCTGAGAACGTTCTGAATCTCTGTATTGCGTTGTAGAGTCATATATTCCTCTAAAATTTTTATACGCTGTTAGCCATCGTTCCTCATGTACTTTACGACCATTTTCAGCGTCATCAAATTTAGATCGAATATGACCTGCTAACCCCGGCATTGCATCAGTAGGATCTACTATGGGTACAGGGGTATCATCAGCAGGTTGTAAAAAATTATCAGACATAAGGTTTCCTTAGTAGTCTCTTTGTTCAGCCATTGTAAAAAGGGACTTATCTACAGTAGTCTTTGATTGTTTTTTTGGTGTATTTTGAATTAAGACATCTGTTGTTGCTTTAGTGTCAAAATCTTTAGATTCTCTAGTTAATTGATTTGATCCCATAGGGTCATTTACGGATGTTTTGTCGCTGTTCATAATGTATGAAGCACCGTAATTGTAGTTATTATTAGGCATAATGCCCCTCCTTTAGTTTTGTTGTTGTTTTATAAAGTTATATGTTTGCTCATCAGCACTTGGTGGTGTTGGTTGAGTATCGTCTTCCACTGCTGGTGGATCTTCCATAGCCATATCCACTATGGTAGGGTATTCTGGTCTTTCTCTAAAAGGTACTTCTCCAGTTTCTAATGGGGGATATACTATCATTCCTGCAGCTCCTCCTATTTTTGGTCCTACTTTTAAAGCTTGTGCTGCTAAATCTGTTGCAACATCTACTGCTGTTTCTTTTGCAAATTCTGCGGCATCAGTTATTACAGATTTAACACTAAGACCTGTAGCAGTTGCTAAAGCTGCAACTGAACCTAGTTTCCCTTTATTCTTTTTAATTAAGTCTATTAACGCTTTACTCATATGTTTTGAGTCACCATCATCTATTGCGTTTAATGGTTTTTTAGCTATAGTTGGAGCAATAGATCGTATTTCTGTTAGTGTTCTAGTTTCTCCTAAATAACCTTGTCCTAATTGCCCTGATGGTGTCATAGTAACATCGTCAACATTTACATGAACATCTGCACTTTGTGTTGCTCCATACTGACCAACCATAAGACCAATCATATCTAAATTTGGATGAAACGCTTTACCTGCCATTAATTTGTTTTCACTTTTAAGTATTCTGTTCCAACCTGCCCATCTTAAATCAGCTACAGTTTTTGTTGGCAAAGCTAAACTTTCAGTCATTGACTTTGTTCCTAGAGAAACATATACTCCAGTAGACCCACCTCCTGCACTAACAAGGTTTCTACCTGTTGCTCTAGCTATCTGTTCTCTTGAAAGTCCTGCAGCTTCACCAGCAGTTGCCCACATTCTTCTTAATTCAACTGATCCAGCGATAAGATGATCTAACTGTTTAGGTTGACCTAACTCATTTACATCACCAAAATCTTCCATTATTCCCGGAACTTTAATACTTTTTATAAAGCTACCTAGCTGAGTTGACGTTATTGGTTTTCCATCAGGATGATAAAACATATGAACAATTGGTTGTCCTGCTTTGTTTTGTCTTCCTCCAAGCTTTACCTTATTGCCTTGTAATTTTGAAACAGAATCCCATTGTCCTTGTAATAATCCATCTAACTGATTACTAATAGGGACAATAACTTTTTCCCCCATCTTCACACCTTCTATAGTTTCTGATAAGAATATAGAAGCTGGTTTTTTTGTTCCTGTTTGAACATCTATTTCTGTAGCTGGGTTATACGCACCTAAAGGCATATCTAATATCATATTGGGTCTAAAGCCTGTTTCAGCTAGTGCTAATGCTGCTCTAGCTAACCCTACTTTTGAAGGATCGGTTTTAGCTGCTTCCATAACTTTAAGATACCATAAAGACATCTTATCTGGATTGTAGCCGTACCTAACACCATATCTTTGACCTTTACCCGGATCAGTAACGGTATTTCTTAATGGAAAGTATGTAGATGTATCTTTAAACTCTGGTCGTAAAGACATTTTTTCCATATTAAAATCTAATGCACCAATCGCAGTGTATATTTCTTTTAATTGCGATCTTGACATTATATGATCTTTTGGAAAATCCATCCCTTCCCACAATCTAATTAGTGGGTTTACATCTGATGACGCACCTGAATTAGCATAAAATTCTGCCATAGTCATGTTTTGAAATTCTACAAAAGGATTTCTTATTGTCTTTTGGGGTACGTCTTTACCTTTTTTGTCCCAATTTTCAGTTGTTCTAACGTTAATAGTGTCACTGAAAAATATTTTGTTAAAGCTGGCTTTTCTACCTTCAGATAAAGCTTCTCCTGTTTTACCTTTAGCTTTGTCAACATATTGTCGGACAAACTCTCCTACGGTCATCTTTGTAGGATCAAATGATCCTATAGAACTATATTGTCCACCTGCACCACTCATAAATTAATATCCAAATGTATTATCTCTAGGTTTATATGTTTGATCTTTTATTGCTTGCAAACTTTTATGTATAGATGCATGCCCTGAAGTTCTAGTCATTACCATATAACGCAAAGCATCATATGCGTGATCTTCTGCTTTAGTATCTACATCTTCTGAATTAGATTTAGACAACGGTATTCCTGCTAGTTGTCTAATAGTGTTGTTACATGTATTAAATATACGGATTCTTGGTAACTTTGTCAATGGGTTATCTGCTAGTCTTCTGTGTATTTCCATTTTACCCTGCAACCTGTTTCTGTCGGATGGTGTCCACCTTACACCTAAACGCATCATAGTCTCTGCTATTGAAGGACCAAAACCTGTTTTGTTCCAGCATGAAGCGTCTAAAACAGAATAGTGAGGTGATGGATCGTATTCTTCTAATTCTAAAATTTTATCAGCAAGCTGTTCTGCAGTGTGTTGTTTTACATATAGTTCTTTATAGATCCAAATATTATTGTCCCAATCTATAGCACCCCACAGTACACAGGATGGACTTGCATATCCATAATCTGCTGCACGTATTCTGGGCCAATTGGTTGCCATTTCAAATGGTTCAACTACATGTCGTTCTTTAGAAAACTCAGGAAATGCCGCTCCCTCTGCAACATCCCAATCCCCATCAAGAAGTCTCTTCCGTTCAACTTCTGGGAGCGATCTGAGCATAGCTTCATATCTGCCATCTTGCATCAGATAGGGGTTATCAGTCAACCGTGCAGGAATAAACTTTCGGTAGAACAACGGTTGCCTTGCTTTCGGATGCCCATCGGGCCATAACAATTCTTTTCCAGTTTCTGTATCTTTAGCTGGAAAAGCTACGTCAGGTTCAGATGCGTCTATATACATTTTTTTAATCCACCAACCCCCAACTCCACCGGGGTTGCCTGTGCAACGCATTGACATATAGGGTTGCAATTCTGGATCTGTAGTACGCAATCTAGAACGTAAGTAATCCCACACATAAGGTGTAGGATATTGTGTTATTTCGTCTATTCCTATCCAATTAAAAGCTTGTCCCTGAAATCGTGTAACATCTTTATCCCTATCAAGATATGTAAACCACATAGTTGCCCCAGAAGGAAAATGCCATGTAGATTTTGATTCTCTAAAATGTGCTTTAGGAAAAGCTTTAGGGTATAATTGTCTTGACTTGTCTATAAGTTCTGTTAATTCATCTAAAGTACGCCTAAGAAGTAATCCACGATGATTAGGGTTATGGCAATACCTGAGAGGATCGACAAGTAACGCAAACGATTTGCCACCACCTGCTGCACCCCCATATAAAACATCTTCTTCGGAAGCTGAAAGAAATTCTTCCTGAGGACCATTATTAGGTTTAAAAATAACTTCTTGACCATTGACCAATTCTTCAACAGGAGAAGACGCAGTGTTAACGTCACCCATATCCACAATTCTAGTCTCATTACCTTGAAGTCCATCCTGTATTTTCTTAGCAGTGTTTTTAATTTGTTTAACATTTTGTCTGTGTTTCTGTACTTTCTTTGCTGCGTTTTCTGCAGCCTTTAAATTACTTTGAATTTTTTTTCTAGTTGCTCGTTTAGCACGTTCAAGTGATGACAGATTATATGTTTGCTTTGGAGCGTTAGGATCTTTTTTAGGTCTACCTCTAGGTCTTGGATTTTCGTCTTGCACTTGACCACCTTTTTGTGTAACCTATAGGTCCACCACGTTTAACTTTTTTTACTGTGGCGATTCCACGTAGTCCTGCCTGTGTTGTCTGATCTATCAACCCTTGAACAGTAGGATTTACAGATATGTCTTCCATACCTGCTATGGCATCTTGGTAAATACCTCTTCTGCGTTTATAGTCTGCAAGTTTAGCTAACTGTTCTTTTCTTTGTTTTTCAGCTAGATTTGCAGCTTTAGCTTTAGCACGAATAGATGCAGCCATAGCTTCTGCACGTTCTTGCTGTTTTTTATCTGCTTCAGCTTGTTTTTGTTTTGCTAACTTATCGTTTCTTCGTTTTTCAGCTTGTGCGGCAGCTGTTGCTTTAGCACGAATAGATGCAGCCATAGCTTCTGCACGATCTTGACGATCTTTTTC